ACCGGGAGTTTGAGTTTGAGGTGGAGGTGGCGGGCAGCGGCGCGGCGGGCACGGCGCCCAAATGGGCTCCGCTGCTGATGGCCTGCGGGTTTAGCGAGACGCTGGTGGCGTCGACCACCGCAACCTATGCGCCGATTACCACCGGCGACACGACGGTGACGCTGTATGGCTACCTGGACGGAGTGCTGTTCAAGATGCTGGGTTGCAAGGGCACGGCCAGCTTTGAGTTCAACTCGAAGTCGATCCCGATCATCAAGTTCAAGTTTGTAGGCGAGTACTCGGCCGCGACTGACGTGGCTTTCCCGACGACGCAGGTGTTTACGGGCTTTGTGAAGCCGCTGACGGTGGGCAAGGTGAACACACCGACGTTTACCCTGCACGGCCTGGCCGCTGTGTGCAAGAGCTTGAGCTTTGATGTAGCCAACGCCCTGACTTACCGCGACATGATTGGTGCCGCCGGCCCTTACAGCCCGGACCGCAAGCCCACAGGCAGCGCAACCATTGAACTGCCCACGGTGGCGGCAGCCAATTTTGCCGAGCTGGCCCGCCTGGGCACTGAGGCCGCGCTGCAACTGGTGCACGGCACGGTGGCGGGCAACATTATTCAGGTGGACATGCCCAAGACGCAGTTCACCAGTGCGCCCACGATCAGCAATGACAACGAGGTGGCGATGCTGGGCCTGCAGTTCAGCATTAACCCGAACGCTGGCAACGATGAAATGGTGATTGTGGCGAAATAAGTTAGCAGCCGCTAACGGCAAGAAACCCAAGAAACCATTTCTTGCCTTGACAAAGCAATATTTTTATAGAGAGACACCATGGCTTTCAAGATGACGCAAAAACCCACGTTCACGACACCGGTGTCGGTGAATGTGCCGAACGAAAAAGGCGGCTTTGACAAGAACACTTTTGTGGCGAAGTTCAAGCGTGTTTCGCAAGACGAAGCGCAGGAGCTGCGTGAGCTGAGCCTGATGCCTGATGAGCTGGTGCGCCGGGTGCTGGTGGACTGGGATTTGAAGGACAGCGAGACCAATGAGGCGGTGCCCTTCAACAGCGAAAACCTGAATGCGCTGTTGCAGATTCTGCCGACGCCGCTGGCCACTGCGGTGGCGTTTTGGGAAACGGTGAACGGAGCCCGCACAAAAAACTAGCCGGAGCCGCACGGTATTGGCTGGGTGTGGATGAGCCCGACGCCAACCCGCTGGCAGTGGACGAGGGGGTGGCGGCAGGGCTGCGCAGGATGGGTGTGAGCGATGAGGCCATACAGGCGCTGGTGCAAGAGGAACCAGCGGGCGCGCAGCGGGATGACTTTGAGGTGTACGCGGACTGCTGGGACAGTGTGCTGTTTTTCCTGAAGGTGCAGACGCAGTGGATTTACCGGGGTGTGGATGGCCACCGGGCCGGCCTGAATGCCACGGCTGTGCAGGCCACGATGCAGATGGCCGGCGTGAAGCGGGCGCACCAGGCTGGCCTGTTGGGGGACTTGCAGGTGATGGAGCTGGAGGTGTTGGCAACTGACATGCAAACACGCCAGGCGGCGCAAACGTCTGGTTGAAGGCAGGGTGAAACTTTTGAGGGTTTGAGTGATGGCAGATACCTTGGGCGCGTTGGTGGTACGGATTGCGGCCGACATCAAGGAACTGGAAGCCGGGTTAAACCAGGCGGCCGGCAAAACACGCACTGCCAGCACCGACATGCAGGGCTCACTGGACGCACTGGAGAAAAAAGCGATTGGCGTGGCCAAGGGACTGGCTGTGCTGTGGGCCACCGACAAGGCGGTTGGCGCGGTGCGCGACATGGCCATGCTGAATGCCCGCTATGAAGAGCTGGGTGTGGTGATGGCGGTGGTGGGCAAGAACGCTGGCTACAACGCGCAGCAGATGGACTATTACGCCAAGGCCACCCAGGGCATGGGCATTAGCATGATGGAGTCGCGCAACACGGTGATCCAGCTGGCGCAGTCGCAGATTGACCTGGCAGACGCATCCAAGCTGGCCCGGATTGCACAAGATGCGGCGGTGGTGGGCAACACCAATTCTTCAGACGCGCTGCAAAGGATGATTTACGGCATCAAGACGGCGCAAACCGACGTGCTGCGCACGATTGGCATCAATGTGAGTTTTGAGGACAGCTACAAGAAGCTGGCGACACAGTTGGGGGTGTCGACCACGGCGCTGTCTGAACACCAGAAGATGCAGGCGCGTAAGAACGCGGTGATGGAGGAGGGCACCAAGCTGGCTGGCGCTTATGAGGCGGCGATGAGCACAGCGGGCAAACAAATACGCTCGATGCAGCGCTACACCGAAGACTTGAAGGTGATACAGGGCCAGGTGTTTAACGAGGCGCTGACGATTGGTGTGATGGCCTTTACAGATTATTTGAAAGGTGCCAACAAGGAAGCCGTTGAACTTGCCAAGAACGGCGACCTACAGGAGTGGGCGCATGACGTGGCCACCAGCATGGTCTGGCTTGCCGACTCGATGATGGGGGTGCGGGGCACCTTCAAGCTGGTTGGCGATGCCATTGGCGGTATGGCTGCACGCTTTGCTGTGAACAACCAATACAGCATGAAAGACCTGGAAGACCCGAAGAAGCTGGAACTGTGGCGCGCCCAAATGAAGGCAATAGACGACGCACAAGAGCAGTCCACGAGCAAGATAGTTTCATCAATGAGCATGTTCCGGGATGCGCTTCAAAAGAGGCGTGATGCTTTGGAAGACGACGCCAAGAAGATGGCCCGCATCATGGCGGACCCGAGCGATAGAAAGTTTTGGAACAGCGCTCCAAAGGCCCCCATACCTGGTGCTGGCGCAGCAGGTGGCAAAGCCAGCGGCTTGTCTGAGGCCGCAAAGGGCTTGGCGCTGTACAACGACCTGATGGACAAGGGCGCCGGGTTTACTGCTACGTGGGCCGAGGAGACGAACCGGCTGCGCGCTGCGCTGGATGGCAAGAAGATCAGCCAGGAGCAATTTAACGCGGCGGTGAATGAGTTGCTGCAAAAGCAGCCGGTTATTCGTGAGGCAGCCAAGGAAGATGAGCAGGCCAAAAAAGATATTGCCAAGGCGCAAGCCGAGCTGACCAAAGAGCTTGACGCCTACGCCGCAACCCAGCAAAAGAGTGTGCAAGACGGGTACAACGAGGTGGCGGCAGCGCAAGCGGCCTATGACGCGCATGGCAAGCTCAAGAGCGTGATTGCCGAGGAGGAGCTGGCACGGCTGGAAAACAACCGGGCGATCATTGCCGGGTATGAAGACACCAGCGTGATTGACCGGCAGATTGCTAGCAAGAAGCGCTTGATTGAGATTTTGAAGAGTGGCGAGGTGCGCGACGCCAGCGAGAAGGGCGCCAAAGACGCGGCCGACGCCTGGAACAAAACCGCCGAGAGCATCAACAGCACGCTGACCGATGCGCTGATGCGCGGCTTTGAGTCTGGCAAGGACTTTGCCAGCAATATGCGCGACACGATTGTGAACATGTTTAAAACCATGGTGCTGCGCCCGGTGATCAGCGCTGTGATGAACCCGATTGCGCAGGGCATTACCGGCGCCTTGGGGCTGGCGGGCACGGCCAATGCGGCCAGCTCTGGCGCCTCTATGCTTAACTCGGGCATGGGCTGGCTGACCAACTTTGGCGGCAGTGTGACCAACACACTCAACCAGGGCATGAGTTCATTCGGCGGTGTGGCTGACATTGGGGGGTACAGTACCCAGTCCATCGGCCAGATGGCACAAACCTTTGGCGAGGTGCTTGGCTATGCCAACGCGGCTTATGCCTTGTCTCAGGGCAAGTATGCCGAGGCTGCTGGAAGCGCAATTGGCACCTACTTCGGCGGGCCGATCGGCAGCTTCATTGGCTCGCAGATTGGCAAGGCAGTAGACAATTTTTTTGGCGGCGAGACGCGCTCTGGCGGGCAGTACAAGTCTGACGGCAGCGGTGCTGCGGTGTTTGTTGCTGGCCCCAGCGGCGGCGAGATTGCCGGCAATGATGCCCGCCAGTTGATGATGACGGCGCAGGCCAGCATCAGCAACATGCTCAAGGCGGTGGGCAGCACGGCCACGCTGACCGGCTATCAGGCCGGGCTGGAATCGTCGTACAACAACCGGGGCGGTGTGATGGCCGGAGGTACGCTGAGCACCGGCGCTACCTTTGGCCAGACCGGGCGGGGCAGTGTCTATGACGGCACCTTGTTTGACCCCAGCAAGGGCTTCAACATGGACAGCAAGACTGCGTTTGAGCAGTACGGTGTGGAGCTGGGCCAGTCGATTGTGGAAGCGCTGCTGGTGACCAGTGACATACCGCAAACCGTGTCCAAAATCATCAGCGCGGCCCTGGGTGGCAAGTCTGTAACCGCCCTGACGGGCGAGGCCACAACGGCACTGCTGAACAGCATCAACACGGTGACCACGGCGGTGACGAGTTTTAACGCCGCTGCCAAGACACTGCCGTTTGCCAACCTGAAGACGCTGAGCTTTGACGCGGCTGCGGGCCTGATTGCGTTTGCCGGTGGTATGGATGCGCTGGGTGCCAACCTGACGACTTACTACCAGGCGTTTTACAGCGGCGAGGAGCAGCGCGCGCAGACTATCAAGAACATCAATGCGGTGACAGTGGGCTCTGGCTTTGATGCGGCCACGGCCACGCGTGACCAGTACCGCGCACTGGTGGAGGCGCAAGACCTGGGCTCCGAGGCTGGGCAAAAGATGTATGCCGCGCTGATCTCGGTGGCCGGGGCGTTTGACCAGTTGACGCTAGCGGCCGCGGCCGCAACCGATGCAACTGCCAAGCTCAAAAGCGCCTGGCAGTCGGCGGCAGACTCGATCTACAGCGAGGTGCAGCGCATCCGGGGCCTGATGGGTG